CATTTATATCTCCCTTCTTTCTAGGCATTTTCTTTCAATGTTGCATTTTCTGCACGAAGAGATTCGTTTTCTTCATGCAGTGCTTCATTTTTCTCTTCCAATTCCTCAATTTTGTTTTTTAATTTCGTATTGGAAGACTTTAAACTTTTATTTTCTTTTTTCAGTTCCTCTGTGCTGTCCGATTCCGGTTTTGCAGCACCCACGCCGACTGTTCTCATGATTGTCCTCCTATTTTGCTTTCGTACACATAAAGATACCTGCACGTTTGTTCTTGTACACATCCACCAGTCCATACTTACGGTATTTTAAGATATCCGCATCTGCATCCGCATTCATAGCTGCTGGAATAATATCATGTGCAACATGTTTATCATATTTCATAACAGCTGGCTTATGGATGATCATAAAGTTAATATCCTTTGCAGATGCATTTTTCTTATAGTGGCCTGCTTCCTCACCTGTTTTACCACTTAACAGATCAATAGCTGTGTAGAAGCGGCTCTGCGGTACCTTTCTCTTGATTGCAAAGCAATTTAAAATCTCTCTGGATTTTGTAGTATCCAGCGCCATAACACCGTTCATCAGCGTCGGTGTTGCATACAGGATTCTTCCTTCTTCCGGAACTTCATCCTCATCCATCTTATTTTTTGCATCAATCAGTACTTCCAGGAACTGTACTGCATCCGTAAAATCCTGACCTTCCAGTTTGGAAATTCCTTCCATTGCAGCAATGGTTGCAAAAGTAAAAGCATCTGATTCCGGTGCAACTTTTGTTCGCATCAGCTCCGCGCCACCACGTGCAAAGGCAAGTTTTTCGGTCTCCTGATCGTCCATTACGTCAACAGAGATCTTTGTTCCACGGTCATAATTGCATTTGGAAGTTTTCCACTTCAAATCAACCGCACCAGTGGTATATCCGGTATTGCGGTCATAATCTCCCAGACCGGTTACATCGATCTGCGGATAAATTACCTCTCCCACATTCGCACCGGCTCTCACCATGGTTGCATCACAGGTCAGATCAGAAGTAACAGAAGCTAATTTGTATACTTCATCTAAGTTGGCTACATAATTTTTTGGTAATACTAATGTGTTTGGCATTTACTTATTTTCCTCCTTCTCCTACCGGCGGAAGTCCCATAGCAGCTCTGCAGTCTGCTTCTTCTTTTTCTTCCGGTGTCAGCTTGCCGCCACCGATATCTCCAATCGGGTTCCCTTTTCCGGCAATTTCAACTGCATCTCCAAAAAGCATCTTGCTGTCCTCGGCTTCGGTCAAAGTTTTGATTGCCGCTGCAATGTCTTCTTTCTGGTTTTTGGACTGCATCAGTGTTTCTGTATCCAGTAAAGCAGTGATTGCTTTCACATTCTTGCCATGTGCCGCTGCAATCCCCTCTTTGATCAGATCATTGAAATCCCTCTCTGCCATCTTTTTCTGATAATCAGATTCAATATTTCCTTTTTCTGTCTCCAGATCAGAAATTCTCTGGTTCAATGCTGACACATCTACATCCTTATATTCATCCAGTTTTGTCTGCAAGTCTTTCATTGCCGTATCATTTGCTTTGATTGTTTCATTCGCCTTATTCAGCTTATCTGTCTGTTTCTCATAATCCGTAACCGTCTTATAATTCTCCAGAACAGCTTTCTCGAAGTCTTTTCTATGATCCTCCGGCACTTCGATTCCGAATTCTTTCATAATGTCAAAAATATTTTTCATGGTCCGCCTCCTAAAATGATTTATGAATCGCATTTTCTGCGATCAGGATATAAATAAAAGCGCCAGATAATCAAACCTTTTCAGATTCAACTATTCGGCGCTTCGGCTCTATTGTTATGACTGATTCATTTCTGCAGCGTTTGCAGTATGCCGGGAAATTAATCAATTCTGTATCTTCCCGCAAAAGAATCATTTTGGGGTTGCCACATACCGGGCAACTATACCAGTATTTTTTTAACATGATTATTATAACCCAGTTGTCTGTTTCAGGCAACCTTTCCTTTCCAACTTTTTCCTATATAAGATACATCACCCGGTATCTCGACGGGAGATATCTGGATC